AGAAACGTATACGAACAATCTAGCCTCGTTCAATCGCTGGTTGGACCGCCTGAGCCGCCCCGAGACCCAAGATCTCAGATCTGCTATCTGGAAGAACAGCCCTGCTGGAGCTCCCGATGGTGGTTGGTCACGGGGGGAGGTGAAAGAAGCCTTCACTCGCCAAGTGAGTATGTCCGGACCTAAATTCAGTCCTCACATGGAGAGTCGTGAGCATGAAAACTTGCAAAAGTTTCTCATCCCCTGGTCAGAAAGACCGGCATGGACCGACTGGGGACCACAACGAGCGGAGGGTTACTTTGGGCCGTGGACTGGATCCCACTCAACACTCAAAGACGACATCAGAGAGTTTAATGCACTCTGGGGTGTCAGAGCCACTCCCTACCCATTCTTGAAGACAGCGCATCGCCTTCCGTCCTCTACGAGCTCAGGTTTACCTTGGCTTACTAGTGGATGGATGGCGAACGTAGGCCCCGCTGTCTTAGCTGAAACCCATGATCAATGGGTTCGCGACACCCCACGCGAAATACCGCCCTCCATGCCGATGTGGAGAGTGGATCCACCTGGAAAGGTGAGATTAGCGTGGGCGGAATCTAAGTACGAAGCATTGTATGGAGCGCCTTTCGTGTATCCCATCCAAGATGAGATGCGTAAGCGAGAGGTTAGTCCGTTTGAGGCCTGGGATGGCCAAGCCCGTGTGGCATCGAGCATCACACACGATTTGAAGACGCACGACATGGACTACATTAGTTGTGACTATTCGAAATTCGATCAATCGCAGAGTCCCGAACTTGTTCGGACAGTCTTGAACGATCTAGTACATCCCATGGTCGGACGGATGAAACCCCGCCTATTTGGCGCCTGGAGAGACAACCTAATCAATGGAGAGTTAATCACTCCGAATAGGGTTTATGCAGGTGAACACGGGGTCCCATCAGGTAGTGTAGCTACTAACTTTATTGATTCTATCAATAATGCACTTTGTATTACCGGTTATTTACGGAACTACAGCATACAGGACCACCGCTACTGGGTCCAAGGTGATGATGCCGTAATAAGAGGTAAAGATATAGATCCAAAAGATTTCGCAGAATTCGCGCAGAGCGAATACGGTTTCGCAGCCCACCCGGATAAACAATTGTTTGGTCATCGTGAAGTTGACTTCCTACAGTATAGCTACTATGGTGAGAATGACTATCAACCCACCTACCCAGTCGCACGTGTAGGCTGGAGGACTATAGGGCATGAACGCTTCGCGTTTGAGGGGAAAGAATGGAACAAGTGGGCCGTGATTGTTCGGACATTGCAACAAATGAATAATGCGCTCGACAATCCGAGTGTCGATCAACTTGTAAGGTGGGCAGC